GGAACCCCGCTCTCGCAAAGGCGGTCACGGGTATCGGACGTTCGCAGAATTTGCAGTGGCTACGCCGTGCAAGCCGCGTACTCTCCAACCTGTTCACGACCTACTCGCTTGACTTTAGCGTCAAGAATCTAATTCGAGACACGATCTACTCCCGGACCTCGCTCATTGTAAAGGAGGATAAGGCTTACCGTCGCCAGTTCGCGAAGAACTGGAGGAAGAATTTCGGATACGGCGCTTTCGCATATCCGATGGTGCGTCTCGCGGCCGCCTGGGAAAGCGGAAAGCTGCAAAGCAAGCCCGAAAGCGAGCGCACGAAGAAGGAACAGATGTTCATCGACTTCATGACCGACGGCGGGCAGACGGGCTACACCATCATCAACTCCGTCAACGAAATCAAGAAGTCCCTTGAGCGCTCCATGAGACGTAGCGGAAAGGACGCAAGCGGGGTTACTGTTCCCATCCTCGGACATTACGCGAAGGCGGTCAAGACTCTTAACGAGGGATTTGAACTGCTGACCCGTTTCACCGCATACGAGACCTCCCGTGACATGGGCAGAAGCGGCCTGCGTTCCGCTTCCGACGCGAAGGAAATCTCCGTGAACTTCAACCGCAGGGGCGCACAGTCAGGCAACGGAATCTGGGGCAACATCGCGGCATACCTCGGTGCCACCCACTATTTCTACAATGCGGGCGTGCAGGGATTCGAGAATTTCCTCCGCCTGTTTAAGATCTCTCCGAAGAAGATGGGGACCATCACGGCAGGGATCGCGATGATGGGTATCCTTACCCCGCTTATCAACTCCATGTTCGCGGCCTCCGGTGGCGGTGACGACGATTGGTACTGGAATCTTCCCGAGTGGGTGCGCCGGAACAACCTCATCCTCGGAACGGGACGGAGTTATCTTGCCATTCCGCTTCCGGTGGAGTTCCGCGCCATCTACGGACTCGGTGATATTGCGGCCGCGGCGTTCTGCTACCAGAAGTACCCGAACCGCACGTTCGGGCGCGTAGCAGGGGACATGATTTCCACCGCGTCCGGCATCCTTCCCGTCAACCCTGTGGAAGGTTACACTGGCAACGGAAACTTTGGCGATGCGGTTATCCGCGCCGTCGCACCCGATGCGGGCATGTTCTTCGTGGATTGGGCGACCAACCGAGACTACACGGGCCGTCCGCTTTGGAAGGAGAACCCGTTCAGCGACACCGTTCCGAAGTCCCAGGGCGCATACGCAAGCACCCCGAAGGGAATCGTCAATGCGTGCCAGGCGCTCGCGCAGATTTCCGCAGGGACCATTGACGTGCCTCCTGGTCTCGTCCGCGACTTCATGAACAACTACGGAGGCGGCTTCTTCCGCGCCGCCGAGGACGTGTCCAAGATTATCACCGGCGTCATCGGGAAAGACCCCGACCGCCCGTTCCGCTACGACAATATCCCGTTCCTCTCCGGCTTCACGGGCCACATTGACGAAGACCGCAGCAACTCCTTTGCGACCAATGCGCTCCGCGAGTACAAGGACATCTCCGATGGAATCGTCAAGAAGGTCAATGCCATCTGCAACACGAATGACATCACCGCCGCGATGGTGTACGGGGACAAGGAGATTCCCGAGGAGTACGCGTCCAAGGTGCGCGTCCAGCGGATTCTCTCCGGCAAGGACTACCGCATCGGCAAGGAGTACCGCGACGGGATGAACAACAAGTACAAGATGAAGCAGTACGTCCGCGGAGACAAGATCGGCCAGTGGTACAAGTCCAAGGAGGTCGAGGAGTACGGGATCAATTCCCTCAAGCAGGCGTGGAAGGACCTCCGCGATGAGTGGGCCGCCATGCCGCACAAGACCGAGGAGGAGAAATCCGCAAGGGCCGAGAAATACCTTGAGGTGGACGACGCGTGGCACAAGTACTACGATGCGGAGGGAGACCTCGCGGAGAAGCTGATGAAGATTGAATATGGCAAGAAATAACCCAAGAATATGAAACGAGTAACCGAAACCGACATAAGGGTTCTCCGCTCCAGGGCGGGCAGGACACCCAAGCCGAAGTCGAAGGTCGGCATCGACGGCATGGTCCAACTTACGGGGAACGATTTCGTCTGCACGAAGGACTCCCTTGACATCCTAACCTATGCCGGGCAGTGCAACGACTCGATGTACTCCTATCGCCAGCAGGCAGACCGAAGCGCACGTTACTACAAGGGCGAACAGTGGGGAGACCTCGTTGAGATCCACGATCGCTGCGGTTGCGCGAAACTCATCACCGAGGAGGACTATATCAAGAGCCAGGGCCGTCCCGCGCTCAAGCACAACCTCATCCGCCCCATCGTGCGTAACGTACTCGGCCAGTACCGTGACGCCCCGTACAAGTCCATGATCTACTCCTCCGACGAGGGAGGGCAGGCGGCGGCCGACCAGATGAGCGTCAAGCTCAACGACGTACTCCGCTACAACGATTCGTGGGAGCGGGACGCGCGTGAGTACGAATCCTTCCTCGTCACGGGCGCTGCCATCTGCAACACCGGATACGCATACGACCCTGTGCTTCGCCAGCCGATGCCTTTCTTCCAGGCCATAGACTACCACCGCTATTTCCAAAACCCCGACGCGGTGGACGTGGCCGGAAAGGACGTCCATTTCTGCGGCGACTTCGTGGACATCCCGCTGGACGAAGTAAAGAGTTGCTACGCGCACAACAAGGCGCAGGAGATGGCGATCGAGGACATCTACCATCACGAAAGTCATATCCTCCCGGTCATGTACGATTCGTTCGTGGAGGCCAACCCTGCGGCAAAGAGCTTCCTCGGAACGGCCAACGACGGCAACTGCCGCGTTGTCCGCATCTGCCGCATGGAGGGTTTCTGGGACCTTACCGTCCACGACTACGCGGACGCATCCTATGAGACCTATTCCACGCGGGAGTTCCCCGACAAGGAAAACGAAATCAACGAGGAAATCGGCCGTAGAAAGCAGATGGCGAAGACCATGGGCGTCGACTACGACGACCCCGCCTTCCAGTTGAAACTCGTCTATGAGAAGAAATACGTCCGCCGTTGGGTCTATTACCACCTCTCCCCGTGGGGGCATATCCTTTGGCAGGCGGAGAACCCGTACCAGCACAACAGCCACAGTTATGTGGCGAAGTTCTACCCGCTTTTCCAGGGGCAGGCATACGGCATGGTGTACGACCTCATCGACCAGCAGCGGATGATCAACCGGATGCTCATCAACCTCGACTTTGCAATGTCAGCGAGCCAGCAGGGCGTACTCATCGTTGACGAGAATAGCCTCACGGACGACATGGACATAGAAGACATCGCCGAGGAATGGGTCAAGTACCGCGGCGTCATCAAGCTCAAGCTCAAGGACGGGGCGCAGATTCCCGTGCAACTCGCCGGCCACCAGGTAAACATCGGCCAGTTCGAGATGGTGAACCTCATGATGAAACTCATGATGGACATCTCCGGCGTGCAGGGCGCGATGCAGGGGAAGGCCCCGACCGCAGGCACTCCGGCCTCGCTTTACAGCCAGCAGGTGTCCAACTCGCAGATCAACGTCCTTGACTACGCGGAGGCGTATGCCTGGTTCGTCGAACAGAGGGACTACAAGTTTATCCAGATGATCCAGCAGTTCATGGGCGACGGCTATTCCCCGGCCCCGGAAGGCGCTGACGAAAACGCGAAGTTTTACAATTCGGCCGAGGTGCGGAAATACAAGCTCAAGAACGCGGTGCGCCGCTCGATGGACACGTCCATAGTCCGGCTTTTCCATGAGCAGCTCATCGCGAACCTGCTCATGGGCGGCGCCGCTACGATCCAGCAGTACGCGCAGATGGGAGTTCCGTTCGGGCAGGACCTTCTCGGAAAGCTCTCGCAGGCGCAGGCGCAACTCCAGTCCGGGCAGGGCGTCAGCGAGCAGCAGCTCGCGGACATCCAGGCCTCGCTTCCCGAGGTTGACCCCGCCCGCATGGCAGCAACCACCCGTTTCGCACAAAGATAAAGGAGGAAAGATATGGAAATCGACAGGACAATCACTAACCTTTGGACCATCACACTCCACCAGAAGGAGGTTTTCGACCGCGTCACGGACGAGTCGCTCATGGCCGTATAT